ACGAGCATCGTGTCCTGGGAGTGTACCCTTACTGGATACGGCCCTTATCACCTGACCCTGCAGGCTTAGCTGACTGGAGGTATTGCCTCCGTCGACACGTTAGACACTGGTGTCGCGTTCGTCTCCGACGGCGTAGGCATCGATGTTACCATCTCTGGAACTGCTACTGCTACCGCCGATACGGACATCAGTGGCAACCTTACCGCAATCAACATCACTTCTGCGGGTTCTGGTTACACGGTTGGAGACATCATCTCTGTTGTCGAAACCGTTGGTTCTGGCTCTGGAACCTTCCGTGTCGCGTCTGTCGCCTGAAGTCCGTAACCGCAATACTTACGGCAAAAAACACCAAGAGCCCTTTCGGGGGCTCTTTTTTAATGGCAGCCTAAAGGCAGCTTTGGTTTCGGCGTGGCTCAAAATCTTACTTTCAATCTTGGCGTCGAGACTGGTACGGCCGTTTCGGAGATCAATAAGTTCTTCCAGGCCTTCGATCAAGGCGCAGCCCAAGCCTCTGGTAAGCTCAGGAAGGCTTTCAGCGAGCCGCTGAAAACAGAGGTCGAGATCAGTCTCAAGAATGGGGAGTTGGTTGCTAAAAAAATTGAGTCCACCAAGAGTAAGACGAAACAGCTTAAGGATGTATATAAGGCACTAAACGGCGAGATTGGCAAGACTCCGAACAAGCTTAAGCAGCAGATGTCCATCCTGAAGGCTCTTCAGGGTAACACCAAAAAATACCAGGATGGCACAAACAAGCTGAGCAAAGAATGGAAGCTGGTCGAAGATCGAATCAGGCGAGTCAAGGCAGAACAGGACAGGCTGACTGGCTCCAGCGGCGGCGGCGGCATGGACAACTTTATCGGGAAGTTTGCCCTGGTTCAGACAGCTGCAAACCTGGCTACTTCTGCCATCATGTCAATGGGTCGCGCTGTCGGCGACATGGCGGCGCAGGGTGTGCGACTTGAAATGCTGATGCTTCAACTAGAAGCCTTTACTGGCGGGGCTCAGCAGGCAGAAGAAGCCTATAAGGCCTTCGGCGCAACGGCAAGACAGACTCCGTTTAACGTAGAAGAGGTTGCGAATGCTGGTAAGATCATGATGGCATTCGGGGTCGACACTGGAACGGCCGTTGAGATGACGGATCGCCTGGCGATTGCCGCAGCGGCAACTGGTGGAGACATCAACAACCTTGGTCGTAACCTTGGACAGATCTCAGCTCAAGGGCAAGCCTATACTCGTGACCTACACCAGTTTGCGATGCAGGGTCTGCCTATCTGGGACGAGATGTCCAAAGTGACAGGCAAATCCGTGGTCGAACTGAAAAAACTTGCCACTGAGGGTAAGATCAGCTTTGAGATCGTTTCCGCAGCTATCAAGAACATGACCCAGGAGGGCAGCTCCTTTGCGGAGGTTGCCGAGCGCATGCAGGAGACCTTTGCTGGTCGGCTTGCAAGCATTGAGACATCATTTGCGAACCTGTCACTTGCTGTTGTCGATGCGTTCAATCAAATAGACGCGGCTACGGGCAAAGTCGTGACTGGAGCCATGAAGCAATTTGCAGACTTCCTTCAGGGATTGGCCGACAGTATGCCAAGCATCGCCACGGCAGTGGCAGACACTTTTAACGATATTGGGGGGATTCTAGAGTTTGTTGGTGGTGCGGTTAAGTTTGCTGCCGACATGTTCGGCGAACTCCTGGGCTTTGTGCTGCGCCTGGCTGATCCTCTTGGTATCGTGCGGGGAACTCTTAATTTGATGGCAAACGCGGCGACAAGTCTCTGGAATGCGCTTGAGCCCGTCAAAACGACCTTCGCCTTCTTGGTAGGTCCTGCTATCGTTATCGGCATTGGCTTGATTATTAAGTCCATCTACGGCATGATGACCGCGACGTACGCCTATATCAAGGCACAAATTATTTCACTTGGCCTAATGGGGCCCAAGGGGTGGGCGATCATGGTTGGCGCTGGAATGGCCACGGCTGCTGCGTTCAAAGTGATGGAAAGCAACCTCAGGGAAGCCAATGCGGAGATGAAGAATAGCACTGCCGAGCAGAAGAACAACGCATCGGCAGCTAAAGAAAATGCGGATGCTCAGGGTGACATCAAGATAGCTGTTGACGACACTACCGAAGCCATGAAGAGGCAAAGAGACGAGGCCAAGCTCGTTAGGGATGATGCGAAAAAGGCTTACAACGATCAGAAGAAAATAGTAGACGACCTGAAGGAATCTATCAAGGCTCGCTACGATCAAGAAATCGAAGCAGCAACAAATGCCAGAGACCGTATCAAGGAGGGGCTTGATACAGAGAAGGACAATTACAAGCAGATGAAGGACATCGTCAAGGATCGCTATGACGAGGAGCTGCAAAAGGTTACAGAGATCTACGACAAGAAGTTGGCCGCAATGGACCTGGAGCGAGATAAGCTCTCGGCCAGAGGACCCAAGGAACAAGAGCTTTACATGCTCGAAAAAGAGGCCTTGCAGAACAAGATCAAGTCTGGAGAACTTGAAGGTGAGGAACTCTTGCGTGCCGAGGCTCGATTAGAGCGCATGAATAGGCAGGAGAAGCTGCAGAAACTTGCCGTTGAGCGTAAAAAGGTGGAGGCTCAGAAGGCAGCCGAACTTAAGAAGCTAGAGGATGAGCGAGACAAAAAGCTTGAGGATATGAAGATCAAGCACGATGCCATCGTCAAGAACCTGGAGGCCCAGCTCAAAACGCAAGATGACCAGATAGATAGCCTTAAAGACGCAAAGGGTGCGGTTGACGAGATCGTGAAAGGGACAACTGTTTACAACGGTGACCTCAAGGATGGCGTGACCGAACTGGACAACCAGGTTGGCAGGATGAATACCCTGAAGGGAGACTGGGATGATGCTATCGACAAAGTTGAAGCATACAACCGAGCACTAAAGCAAACCCCTGCGCCGCAGTCGCCCTCTGGTGGTGGCGGTAGCAGCGAGCCGACTACAAGTAATTTTGCTGGTGGACCTATTGCGGCTGGCACGACTTCCTGGGTCAACGAACTTGGCAAAGAGGCATTCCTGTCAGCAAGTGGCAAGCTTAGCATGATTAACGATAAGCACGGCAAGTGGACTGCGCCAAGCGATGGTACGATTATCCCAGCTCACTTGACCAAGAAGCTGGATATTCCAACTGGCGGCGTCAATATCAACAGGGCTGCTGCATCTAACGCCTCTCGCGCAGGTGCTGGCGGCATGGGTGGAATGGTTCGCGCAATTGCTGGGGCTATGAGCAGCGGTGACGTCTTTAACCAGAGCGTTACTGTTCAAGCGGCTAACCCAGTCCAGGCCGCCAACAACATGATGGTCGAGATGACCCGCATGAAGCGCCGTCGCTTGGGTCGATAGGCATCCTTGTGCAGATGCTAGAGAACCTTGTTCCATTTCGGTGACCCTGAAGACGCAGCAAAGCTGCAGCTGAATGAGTACCTGAATAGGATGGGCCCAGCGGTTCCTGATGTCCATTTCGAGGATATGGAAGAGCAGGATCTGCGCAATGTGATGGCGTACATCTACGGAGCGCTCAGAGGGGCTATCAGGGACGGCCTGGACGAGGCTGCAGTGGCTATCCTAAGGGATTGGTACGACGAGGTGTTTGTCGCCCTTGCAGAGTCTTCTGACAGCTTTAGAGAGAATGTCTTGAAGGGATTCGTTCAACCTCCTGGCGGACGGCCCGAACGCAAGAAGTACCGCGAACTTGCTAGGAAGGCTTCGGAATCCTAGCCCAGCTAAGTACTCCTGATGGCTGGACCCATAATTGGCATTTCCTACACCGATGCGGGTAGTACTGCTTACAACTTTCAAATTGATAACTTCGGCGACAACGCTTACCCTCGCAGTTATACGGGGAGCGTTTCGTTCAACATGTCGGCCAACGGAGCGAACCTGCTGGGTGGACCAGCTTACAGGCAGAAGTATCAGTGGGTGATTTCCACTATCATGCAGACAACCGACGCTGAGTCGTTTGATGTGATGTTCCAGGCTTGGGATACCGACCGTGCTGCGGGATTGACGGCTGCCTGCGGAATCACGGATCAGACGTGGGGTCCAGATGTTGACACAAACGCTGTATTCGTGACAGCACCATCCTACACCAGGCTAAGTCCCAAACTGACCCTGGTTAGTTTCGGCTTGCAGGAGGTTTGATCGTGGGATATTTAGTACAGAAGACACGCGCCGCCCAGCTCCTTATCGGTGGCCAAGACTACACCTCCAGCCTCGTTAGTTTTCAGGTCAGCGACTCTGGTGCGTTCAAGAAGGGTTTGATGACCACGTCTGGCACATTGGTGCTCGGACAGAG